TGATGTTGAAGTTGGCTGCCGTTCCCGTGATATTAGTTCCAACCAATGCACTAGGAGTTCCAAGGGCAGGGGTAACAAGTGTTGGGGATGTAGACAACACCACAGAGCCTGTGCCTGTTGAAGTTGTAACGCCTGTTCCACCACCCGCCACACCCAAAGTGCCAAATGCCAAAACTCCAGAACCATTGGTTGTCCAAGTCTGACCGCTAGAGCCATCAGCACTTGGAAGCGTAAAGTTAATGGTTGAGGCTGTGTTTGGGCCAATCAGATTGACCGATCCACCCAATGTTGCCTGAAAGACTAAAGTTCCCATGATATTTCCTTACGGTGCAATGATTAGCTGAGAGGCGGTCAAAGCGCCTGTGCTTGGGTTGTATTTTAACTTCGTTGACGAAACTGTGATAGGCAAATTACCCGTTGTATTGCTAACAAAAGTTGGGTAATAGGTTGCCGCAGTCGATGTGTTGTCAGTCACCGCCACATTTGTTGCGTTTGTTGCGGTTGTCGCAGTGGTTGCTGAACTTGCGTTACCCGTCAAAGCACCCACAAATGTTGTCGATGTGACTGAAACAAGCCCCGCAAATGTGGTCACAGTCGCACCCAAAGACACGGCAGTTGAGCCAATCGTGACGCTTGAGTTAACCAGGGCGGCATTTGGAATGCTTGTCAGATTAGCACCTGAACCGCTAAACCCTGTAGCCGTTAAAAGCCCCGTAGACGGGTTAAATTGGTACTTGGTAGAGCTGACATACTCAGTCGTTAAATTGCCCGCTGTAGCAGCCGCAAACAAAGGATAACGGGTTGCATTAGTGGTTGTGTCGTCTGTAACCGTTGCATAAGAAGTTGGTGTCACCCAACTTGGGGCTGATGCACCATTAGACTGAAGCACTTGTCCACTTGTTCCCGCAGCTGAAAATGCGTAAGCCGTTCCCGTCCCATAGGCCACAGTTCCCGCAGTCGGAGTTGCAGTCCCATTAGTTCCACCGTTGGCAATGGGCAAAGTACCTGTTACGCCTGTGGTTAAAGGAAGTCCTGTGCCGTTTGTCAAAGTGACCGATTGAGGCGTTCCAAGAATGGGAGTCACCAAAGTGGGGGAAGTGGACAGAACAACCGCCACCGTTCCTGTGCTTGCAGTCACGCCAGTGCCACCAGAGGCTACAGGAAGCGTTCCTGTCGTTAAAGCTGATGTGCTTGAGGCATAGACCGCACCGCCTGATGTAAACGCTGTTAAACCCGTTCCACCGTTTGTGGTTGCCAAAGTTCCCGCAAGGGTAATTGCACCGCTTGTCGCTGAACTTGGGGTAAATCCTGTAGTCCCTGCGCTGAAAGTCGTGACCGCTGCCCCTGACAATGTTTGCCAAGATGGTAGACCTGCATTGACCGTCAAAACTTGACCTGTTGAGCCAATTCCAAGCATTGCAGTTGTCGCAGCTGCGCTTTGATAAGGAACTGAACCCGTTGCCCCACCCGCAAGGTTTGTTGCTGTGGTTGCCGTTGTTGCACTTGTGGCAGTTGTTGCCGTTGTTGCTGTGGCAGCGTTCCCACCAATAGAAAGGCTTGTTGCCGTTCCTGTCAGTCCTGTGCCTGGCCCGCTAAACTGAGTGGACGCAGTAATTGTGCTGCCGCCCACAGTCGAACCGCTAATGGGCGTTCCTGTGATTGATCCACCCGTGATTGCCACATTGTTGGCGTTCTGAGTGGACATTGTTCCCAAACCCGAAACTTGGGTGTTGGCAATGGCAATGTTTGTGTCAGCCAAAACAGTCAGTTGGCCTTGGGCGTTAACTGTGGCAGTCAGGGTTTTAGATGCAGACCCGTAGGCAGCAGCTGTCACACCTGTGTTTGTGATTGAAAACGTGTTAGACGCTAAAGTTAACCCTGTCCCCGCAAAGTATGTCCCCGTTCCTGAAAACTGAACAAATGTGATGGCGGTGACGTTTATTGTGCCTGTCGTTGCGGAAGTGGAAACCCACCCTGTATTTGCATTGACAGAACCGCTAATAACCACCGTGTAAGCGCCTGGCACTTCTGCCCACACATCCATATCTGTGGCTCTTGTCCACGCAGTAGCAGACGCAACGTAAATGCCGTTTTCAGACGATGTGCCTTGATTTTTAACCAGGACACGATCACCCGCCAATGTAGTGTAAGTGTCGATTGTCTGTAGACCCGACAACGTGATTGAGGCAGTCGTTCCGCATTTAACTGCTTGCTTGGGGTTTAGCCCTTGGGCAACGCTATCAACATAGAACTTATTGGCAATGTCTGTGTTGGCGGTTGGGGAAGTAGTTATTTGTCCCGTAGTCGTCAGAATGCTTGTAAAAACACCCGTAGATGGCACAGAAGCACCGATTGTGGTGCTATTGATTGTGCTATTCGTGATGTTCAGTCCCGATTGGGACGGGTTTAAAGTGGCGTAGAAAGGCTGACCCTGACCAATAAACGTGTTAAACGTATTGTCTAGGTTAAACAACGCCTGAACAGGCAGAATGTTTTGATCTACCGTTTGGGCGGGGTCAGCCATGCTTTAAGCCCCGTGAATGACAGCGTAGTTAATTACGATTGCTTCGCTCAAAATGCCAATTGTGTTGTTGTAAACACCGATCACGGCAGAGCCAGCGCCCACGTTAGCAACATAAGGCCAATAAGCGCCTGAAGTGCCACCGCTTCCCACGTTCACAATTAAAACGTCTTTTGCAGACAAAACGCTGTTTGTCAAAGTAAACAAAACAGTTGTTCCACCAGCTAAAGCCGCACCGTTCATGGTGATCTGACCGCTTGACTTGTTCAAAGTCACGCCTGTGGATTTGCTTGTGGCTTGGGTAACAGTTCCCTGTGCTGATGCGTTGTAGCCAATTTCGGCAGACGCATAGACGTTTGTTCCTGTTACAGCCGCAGGGGTTGTGCCGCCAATGACAGAACTGTCAATGGTTGCGCCTGTGATTGTGTCGTTAGACAAGGGAGGGCTGAAGTAAGCCCCGCCTGGGCCAACCAAACCCACGCAAACGCCAGCTGAATTAAACTCAGCTTGCACAGGGACAAGATTTGTAGATGATGTATATGCAACAGAGTTAGCGCTTGACATGGGTTTTTTCCTTTAGCTTTGATCAGCAGTAGGGGTCACATAGACGATTGATGGACCAGCGCCCGAACCAATCATGCGAACGTAAAAGGGCGTTGTAGGTACAGCTAGGACAATTGGAGTAGTCATAGAGGCTGGCAATACAAAGTTCCCTGTGGTAGAGCCGCTGACAGGCAACACAGCCGCAGCCACGTTAGCATCACCCACACTCACAGCAACACGGGTAGCACCCGTATTGAGGAATGAGCAATAGTTAACCTGGTCATTTGTGTTGTCATCAATCTGAACGGCAGAAGTGGAAGTATCCGCTACCGAAATAGCGGTTGTAACTCCAGCGGTGCGAACAACTGATGTATTAGCCATGATTAAACAGCGTTTGAATCAAGGGGCAAATACTCAGGACGATTCACAACCACGGTGTAAGTACCCGCAGCAGCTGATGCGCTAGAGCCTGTTGCATTGATAAACTGAACAATCAAAGTGTCAGCAGCTGAAACGTAAGCATTGGCAATGCCAACACCCGTAGTTTGTGCAGCGGGCAAAGTCACTTGAATTGCGTCACCGACCTTGAGGCCCGCAACGGTAACAGTCTTAGAAGCGCCTGAAGTGGCAACGGTTGTGGCTGTAAAAGTCACACCCATAACGAATGCGTTGGAGATGTTTCCACGCAAAATAGTCGTTTGGAGAGCCATGATGATTCCTTTAGAGAATGATTAAATTGTAACGCCAAATAAAGAAAAAGCCACCCCTTTGACAGAGTGGCTTCCTTCTCTTTTATCCCCGATTAAAACTCGGAGAAGTCGTAACCGTAAACGAAAATGTCAACAGTACCGCCAGAAACGGCTGTGCCAACTTTTACATAAAGGGTTTGTGCTGACAAGTTAGCATTCTTTGTAGCTGACACAACGGTTGAGTTGGTCACATAAGCAGAAGATGTGTTGCCTGTCAAAGCAGCGTTGGTAACGATCTCAGTACCCTGACCCGCTGGCAATGTCCAAATAGCCAATGCACCAGAGCTAACGTCTTTGTTAGCGTTGGTAATGGCAACATTGGTCACAGCATAGGTTGTGGTGTTGTTGATCGGGAGGGTCACAGAAGCATCACCCGTTTGGCTGATAGGTACGCTGCCAGCATAAGCCAACAAGCGGATAGCCTGGTTCGTTGCCAAATTAGATGGGTGAATCGTTGTGGTACTGGATGGGCCTGGATTTGCCATGATATTTCCTTAAATTAAGTTAATGACGGGGGGTTGCCCCCCCATGACCTTTAGGCTGCAACTCGGCAAGCGAGTTCAGGATAGAGGGGCGCCCAGCCATACAGAACGTCCAAACGGGTAGGAATGGAGTCATTGTTGATGGTGTATTGACGCACAACACGCATTGACAAACCGATTTCCTTATCGCTTGCACGACCAGCAAAATGCACACCTTCAGGCAATTCCAGATCGGCTACTGCCAATGTGAAAGCATTGCGGTGCATGATGATGTTCTGTGGTGACACAGTACCAGACTTGTTGAAGAAGGTGATAGCAGCTGTAGTGCTAGTTGTTGGGATTGACACGTTCTGGAATTGACCAGCGGTAATCACAGCAGGGCTAACAACCACAGTCATAGTGGTATCAGTCGCAGCAACGGCAGTCTTAACTACGAAATTACGCAGTTTGTTAGTGCCATACGCTTGACGGTTTTGGGGGTTAACTGCGTAAACGCCAGCGATCTGGAATGTATCGCCCGCATTCAGAGAAACCGCACCAGTAGCTGTCAAAGTGATGCTGCTAGAGGATGCCCAACCAGAAGTCAGGAAGCCAGAGGCGGCAGTTGTTGAGCAGACGGCAGTACCCGCAAATGAGCCAAAGGTTTGGCTTACCACGTTCTGATCCATCTTCCAGTTCATGCCCGCAGAGTCACGGCCCATCAAACCTTTACGGTACTGATCGCCAATGGCTTCTTGAGGAACAAACAAACCCTTCAAGCTATCAACAATGGTTGCTGATGTGAAAGGCTCAACAATGCAAGACCTACGACCGTCACGGGGTGCGCCTTCTGAGTCCAGATATGCGCCCGCAGTCAGGTATGTGATCAAGCCTGTTGGGGGTGTGCCAGCTGTGCCAACGATGTTAGCGGTTTGCAGGGTAGCCATAGACATACCGTCACGGTCAATCTTGTTGGCAATCGCTGCAATAGCGGGTTTCAACACACGGTCAGAGAACATATCCAAGGACAATGCCAAATCTTGTGTGGTGAACTGGGTGTCAACGTGAAACTGTGTAGACAAAGTAACGGGGACAGAAGTCTCGTTAAAGTCTTCAACATTCAGCGCAGGGCCAGTTGTTCCAATGAAACGACCAGGCTTGCGGACATTGACTGTGTTACCAATCTTTGCACCGACAACAGCGAACTGATCGTCATAGTTGCGGTCAACTTCTGAAGTGAATGTTAATTCGTTCTCTAAAACCATTAGAGCTTCATTAGTAATTTTTGAAATCGTCAATAAATTGTTACTCACGATGTACTCACTTTCTTTGCTAAATTAATACAAAAAGATTAGATTTACCGAATCTTACCCGCTTTGCGTGCCAATTTCCACGCCTGATAACTACCATGCCATTCGCCATTAGCGGACATGGGTACATCAGGCTGACCTTGACCACCACGAATCGGTTGAATCGGTGCTGGTGCTTTACT